AGTTTGATCTTTTAATTGAATTAATAGAAAATTATAAATAATGGGTTTAATATATAAAAATAAAGAAGGAGTGTATACCCCAAATGGAGATATCTCATCTATCGATCATAACGAAATGTTTAAGGTATTATTCTTAGAAGGTATTTTACAAAATAAAGTATTTTTTAGCGATAGTAATACTTCTGATGAAGATAGAATGTCAATATCTGACTTAATACAATCTGGAGAATATGAACTAGCTAATATGTTATGGGACGGTATTTCAAATGAACAACAAGATTAAAATAAACTAAAAACTAATAAAATGAGTAAACAATTAACGCCTATATTTGATACTGGTCACGGAGGTGTGATTAATGGAATGTATCAGACATTGGGTAAAAGAAGTCCAAATTGGCATAAAGGAGTATTATACGAAGGTGCCGCCAATAGATGGATTACAAATAAAGTAATGCAAAGATTAGATTATGAACAACTTCCGTATTATCATATTTCTCCAGAATTCGAAGATAAATCTTTAACTGTACGTGCTAATAGAGCAAATAAGATATATCAACAGAATCGAAATACATATGGTATTAGCGTACATTTTAATGCAGGTGGAGGTACCGGATGGGAGATATTCACAAGTCCAGGAGAAACTAAATCTGATTACATAGCGGATGCCTTTATTGAAGAGTTTAGAAAAGACTTTCCAATGAAAGCAAGATTGGGAGGAACTAAGTTTTTACAAAAAGACAAAGAAGCTGAGTTTTCTATTTTAATGAGAACCAATTGTCCTTTTATTTTACTAGAATTAGGGTTTATGGATAATCCTGTAGACTATGAAAAGATTTGGGATTTAGGTTTTCAAGAGATTATAGTAGATAAGATAGTTGATTCTATCAAACAAGTTAACAAATTATATGGAGTTTAAAACTTAAATTATGAACTTATCTAATCGTTTGTTTCAGGTAATTAATGACGAACCCGTATATTCACCTGTATTGATTAATATTAAATGTTTCAAGGAGTTATATTCTTTAGATAATTCCGAAGATAAACATAAGTACGCTCAACATCTACTGTACATATGGTATACTTGTGATCCTAACTCGCCTTATTTTAACAGTGAGAGTAAATTAGATGATGCGGCTATGGAAGTTTACGGAAGAAAAAAGAAGATTACTAAGGTTCTAGAGAAGTGTATGACTGAATATAAAAAACGTCAATCTACACCTATGATAAGAGCTTATGAGAGAGCAATGCAAGTTACTGATCAAAATACTAATCAGTTAGTAAGTAGTCAAGAATCAATTGAAGAATGGAAAAGATTGATTAAAGATTCTACGGAAACTCTTAAAACACTTGGTAAAAACCCTGAAGAGATAGTTGATAGAATTGAGTTAACTGAACGTATTGCAGATCTTGAATTGAAAATACTTAAGAAGTCGAAAGAAATGGTTTCATTAATTCCATTGATTGATAAGCAGGTTCAATCGCTGTTAGATCTTAAAAAGAAAGTTGACAAAGACAGAATGCAATTAGATAGTGATGATAATAAGGATTCTATTTCTAATTATATTATTGATGAATTTATAGATGGTTATAATAATTAATGTACAAAACTAAACAGGAAATACAAGAGTTACAAGATAAATACGATAAAGGTATTTTAGAACCTACTCCTAAAGAAAAGTTAGTAGTAAATCCTTCTATTGCTTATTTGGTTACTAAAGATGACATTAAAAAATCATTACCTGACCCAGCTGTATTAAAAAGATTAAAGCCTATTTACGGTACACCTAGTAGATTTTCTACTGAGTTAACACCTGTTGACAACCTTAATTGGGATTACTTATACTTTACTAATCCTGATTTATTTTGCCCGGCAGGTAAGGCATTTATGAACAGTGTTAAGGCAACTAAAGGAACCAAAATAAAACCATCATATACAAAGCATTTACCTGGAACTAAAGCATATAAAAAGTTTTGGGAACAAGAGTTTTTAAGAATAATCAAAGGATACGAACCATTAATTAATGGTAAACCTTGTGGCATTAGGATACCAGGTGAGTTTTACTTTTATTTGAATTATGGTTGGATGCAGAAAGTAGAATTTGACGATGAGGGTAATGTAATTAGAGATATGTCAGGCGTTCCTGATTTCCTATCAATGGATTATTATTATTTTAGAGAATTAGAAGCTAGAGAGAATCCTCAAACATATGACTTACCTAGAGAGTATAAGCAGTCAATGTCTGTAACTAAATCTAGACGTAAAGGCTTTTCTTATAAAGCAGGAGCAGGAGCTGTTTGGTGTACAGCATTTAGGAAGAAAGCAAAAGTATTAATTGCATCAGCACAAGGTAAAGATGCTACTTTATGTTTTCAAAAGTCATTAGATATAATTGATCATTTAACTAAATATACTCCATTTGGAAGAAAGAATCCGGGTAGACCTCAAGATAACGGTGGTTGGAAACATGTTACTATGAGTAAAACTCAAGATAGTGGACATTTTACATTTGGACTACTAAATACCAGAACTGGCGAAAGAGCTGGTAGACAATCTGAGATATCAACAGCATCTTTATTTAATAAACCGGATGCAGCTTCAGGTGAAGGTTTAACAAGACTGTATATAGAAGAAAGTGGTAAAATATCTAATCTAGGAGATGCATGGACGTTTTCTTTAGAATCAATGCGTGTAGGATCCGTGTATAGATCAGGTATTGCTATTATGTTTGGTACAGGTGGTAGCATGGTTGCTGATAACGGTAAGAAAGGATCTTCTAAAGACTTTTCATTAATACACTCTAAACCTTATACGGTAGGTGTTGCAAGCTATGATAACATATATGAATATAAACCTAGTCAAAATCAATGTGGTTATTTTGTATCTGATATGTGGTTTAATCCTGGATCTAAAGTTATCATTGATGGTAAAGTATACTTAGGTATTGATAATAAGGGTAATGCTAATTTTTGGGCAGCTGAGATGCATTTGAATAAAGAACGTATTGGTAAGCGACCTCCTATTGGTAAGAAGAAAGCCTACGAAAAGTTTTTAACACAACGTTGTAAAACTCCATCTGAAGCGTTTTTAATTACTCAAGGTAGTAGGTTCCAAACTGAAGATTTAATTGAATTACGGACGAATATAGCTACGTCTAAGGGCGGTTTTGAAAGCATTAGAATGCCTGGTGAATTAGTAGAACATAGTAACATTATAGAATTTCTACCCAAACCAACTTTAGAACCATTGACTACTGAAAGTGATAATAGTGACAGAGAAGGTTGTTTGTTGAGATATGAACCACCTATGAAAATTAAAGGTAAAGTTCCAAATGATGCATATATTATATCTGTGGATCCTATTGGTCAAAATACAAGTAATGGAGGTTCTTGCAGTGCCATTATAGTATATAAAACAGGTAAGTATGAATCATGGTTAGGTCCTGAAAAAATTGTTGCTACTTATTTTGGTCGTAAAAAGAATAACCCTCAAGGATATGTTCAAAGATTACTATTAAAACTATCTAAGTATTATAATGCTAAAATAACAGTTGAAAATGACCGTGATGGAGGTATTCCTCAATTCTTTTTGAGAAAAGGTGAAATAGGTAGATTAATGGGTCCTCCTATTACTACTATGGAAAAAATAATGCCCGGTAGTAAAACTAGTAAGAGGGCATTTGGTCATTCAATGTCTACACAGCGACATAAACAGATTGGTGAAGACTTACTTTATGAATGGTTAGACCAAAGAGGAGCTGCTACTAACTATTATGACTTAGAAGATGGCGAGCAATATAAAAGAGAAGGGTTGCGAAATATAGATAGATTAGAAGATCAAATACTTATTGATCAACTAATTAATTATGAAAGAGGAGGTAACTACGATATGGTAATGGCTATGATGGGAATAGTTGTTCAATTAAAAGAGTGGTATGATCCTGAAATATTAGAACTAAACGATGATGAAAATGACATTTCATCTCAACTAAAAAAATGGTATGATGAAAGATATAATTAATTACAATTATTAAAAAAAAGTTATAATGAAATACCTTTTAAACCAAAGAATACCCACTAGTAAAAAAACTAAAGAGTGGCGTAAAGAAATGTTAGATTATTATATTGATTTATCGTATGATTGGTATGATGAGTGGATAAGAATGGAAGAAAACTATTCTTTAAAAAATAATCAACTTAATAGAGAAGAAATTACAGAAATATGCAAGGGTTTGGGTAGTGAAGAAAATACTCAGATATTTGTAAATGCATATAATAAAACACATAATATAATTGATGCACATAAAGGTGAGGAGTGGAATAGGCCATTTGCATTTAGTATTATTAACAACTCTAAAAAAGCTATTGACACCATTGAGCGAGATAAGCGTAGAGATATAGAAAAACTATCTAAAGAGGTTTTTAAAATCGAATATGATAGACAACGTCAATTATTTGACTTAGAAGTGAAGCAATTACAAGGTTCTTTATCTAAAGAAGATTTTGAAAAAGCAGCACAGGAACTAAGCGATAGATTTGAGCGTTATTATGGTTCTATTTCTGACCCTAAAAAGATATTTGATAAATATGAAAATATAAATACTGCTGAAGAAATTGCAATTGAACGCATCATGAGAATGATAATTGAAAGGCAGAATATCAAGTTTATCAAAAATCAAACGTTTGAAGACGCATTACTTGCAGGAAGAGAGG